AGCTGCACATCATCGCCGAAGGCCACGGTCCGAACCCGCGGCTTACTGACGAGCCTGCCACGATCTTCGGCCAGGACGGCATCGGCGTGGGCCAGGGCTGGAAAGTCTCCATCCCGGAAACGTCGGCGCGCGAATCCGTGACGATCATCCTGCCGCTGCGGCTTGACTCGATAGAGAACGGATAGGATCCCGGCATGCTGCGCGAGCTGGCTGCCGTCCCTTCCGGCGGGGCATACTGGCGGGAATGGCATTGCGAGCCGCCGCCGCCCGGCCAGGTGTTCCGGGTACTCAGCCAGGACTGGGTACTGCCTGACGGGGACGGGTTCCCGGTGCGGCGCATCTACGAGATCGAGTTCGCTGATGCCTGCCCGGGAGACAATCGCTGCGATAGACGAGACGCTGACCGCGATGGACCGTCTCGATCCGGCCCCCGTCGCGCCCCCGGAGGCCCCGGAGGCCCCGGCCAGGGCGCCCCGGCCGCCGGCCCGCCGCAAGGGGATGGTTGAGGCCGCCGTCGCCCGCGACCTGAAGGCGATGCCGGCCGCGCTGCGCAGCGGGGCGATCGCCGCGACCGCGCTCAAGCTGGCCCGCGAGCTGGACACCCTGCCGATGACCCCGCGGGACGCGTCCGGGCACGCCCGCGAGCTGCGCATGCACATGGCTCAGCTGGCCGACATGGCGCCCGGCGAGCGGAAGGGCGACGTCACCGACGAGGTGCGGGCACGGCGGGAGGCCCGGCTGGCCACCGGGGAGTAGCCCGGCCGCCTACACTGTCTCTTGCGGTATCATGAACCGGACGGCAACGGGCAGGAGACGGCATTGACCGCGGAACGCGACTGGGACGACGACTTCAACCAGATCGACGCCGGGTACCAGCGGGACACCGCAGTGTGCAAGAACGGCGGCCACCAGATTCACAAGGCCCCGGACGGCGGCTGGGTCGGCGACGACGGCGACCCGGTCTGCCCGGTTACCGCCGACGGTGCCCTGCATGACCCGGTCCGCATGCCGCGGCAGGGAAGATCGGGAGCACGGTAGTGGACATGAAGTTCGAGGTGCACCCGTACCAGGCCGGTCACTGGATCGACCCGGAGACGCCCGCGGAGGCGCGCCGCAGCAGTGCCCTGTTCCGGCAGGCAGGCCGCCGCTACGGCGAGGGCGCCCGCGACGTCAGCTTCTGGAAGTCCACCCTGGCGATGCTGGAGGAGGAAACCGCCGCGCTCGCCCTGGACGGACTGGTCGTCATCGAGGCCGGGTTCGCCGAGTGGGACCTGCGGATGGACCGCACCGGCCCGCTGGCCCGCGTGACGGAGTCCCATCCGGGCGCGGTCGTGTCGTTCACCTCCGGGCTGTACGGCCCGCTGCGCTACGCCACCGACGTCTACGAGCAGCGATGGACCGGGACCCCGCCCGGCTGGCAGGCCAACGTCCGCGCGGTCGCGCTCACCCTGAACGCGCTGCGCGCCATCGACCGGTGGGGCGTCGCCAAGAGCGGCCAGCAGTACGCCGGCTGGCTCGCGCTGCCGGAGGGCGGCCAGGGCTTCCCGTCCGCCGACGCCGCGCTGCGCTGGATGAAGGAAAACACCCCGCCCGGCTTCATCGGCGACACCGCCCGCGAGCTGTACCGGGCGCTGGCCCGCCGCTGGCACGAGAGCGGCACCCAGCCCGACCCGGAGAACTGGGACCGGCTGCAGGCCGCCCGGCTGCTGCTCGAAGCCGGGAAGGTGATCTGATGAGCCGCCCGCACGACGTCGTAGCGCGGCAGCTGGAGCGCAGCGGCGCTACGCTGATGCTCGGGCTGGAGCCGCTGGACGACGGCGAGTTCTACAAGGTCAACGTCAACGGGTTCTCCGCCGCCTGGGTCACCGGGCACCTGGCGTGCGTCGCCGACCTGTTCAGCTCCTGGTTCGACAGCGACCGCGGGCTGCTGCACAGCCCCGGCTTCCACGCCGTTTTCAACGAGACGGGCGACGGCACCACGGCGGGCACGGCCGGCCGGTGCGCCGAGGCGGAGGCCTGGTCGAAAGAGGTGCTGCTGGAGAGCTACCGCCGGGCCGTGATCCGGGCGCTGCGGGTACTGCGCCGCTTTGACGAGTCGCAGTGGGACGCCCCCGGCCCGCCCGGCACGCCCGCCCTGCTGACCGGCGGCGGAGTCTGGGAGCACCTGGCCGTGCACACCTACTGGCACCTCGGCGAGCTGGCCGGCAGCATGCCCCGGTTCCGCGGCACGTACACGCTCGGCATCCTGCCGCACCACTTCTACGTCGCGCCGGAGGCCTGATGAACGACAGCAACGACAGGAAGCCCCTGAACCGGGAACAGGCGGTTTTCCTCGCGATCGCCTGCGGCGTACTCGCGGCGGTGTTCTGCGGGCTGTTCTGGCAGGCGGCTCTCGGGCATCCCGCGCCGTGGTGGTCCGGGATCGCTGCATTCGCCGTCGCAGCCGCAGCCGCCGCCACCGGGCTGCTCCGGAAGGCGGCCCGGTGAACGTCCGCACGATCGCCGTGACCGCCGCCGTCACCGCCGCCACGGTCCTGGTCGCGGCCGAGATCGCGGCCCGGTCCATGCTGCGGCCATGGCCGGTGCCAGGCGAGATCGCGGCCGGCGTCGCTAACCTGGAAGCCGACGGGTTCAAGGCGGCCGGGTTCTGCCCGCGCCGCTGCCCGCACCGCGACCGGGTGCACGTGCACATGCTCACTCCCGGCGGGAAGCCGATAACCGTCGGCCCGCATCACCACGGTAATGATCCTTACCACGTGCGGGTGATCTGATGACCGTGCTGGAACACCGGTTCGCCGGCATGGAGACCGAGCTCAACGAGCAGCCCCGGCCCGGCGAGCACACGGGAGACTACCGCTACCGCGGAACCTGCGCCTGCGGTCACAAAGAGCAGTGGACAGCTGACAAGGACGGCGCCTGGGAAGAAATCGCCGCCCACCTCATGCCGTTCATCCGCCAGGCTCTCGCTGCCCGGCAGGGATCAGGAGAGAACTGATGAGCAAGCGCGTGACGTTCGTGTGGAAGGCGACGTTCGACCTGCCCGAGGGCATGGACGAACCCCCCGCCACGCTCGGGGAGTTCCCGCCCGAGTTCCTGGAGGAAGTCAGCCCGGTGCACGCCGAGCTGGTTGACTGGTACTGACCATGTCACTGATGCCGGACAGCGGGATACCGCCGGGCGCGACGGAGATCCGCGCCACCCACCCGGACGCGTTCCGCAGCGGGCAGTGGGCGACGCTGACCGGTACCCTGGACGACCCGGAATCCGGCCGCCGCTGCTATGCGGTCCGGTTCCCCGACGGCGAGTCGGATTTCTGGCTGGTGCAGGACATGGAGCACGGGTATGAGTTCCGGTAGCTTCCCCGGGGAAGGGAAGAACCCGCTGGCCGGCGGCGGGATACAAGCGGCCGGCGGCTGGCGGCGTCCCGCACTCTACTCCCCCGCGGGCGCATGGCCGGCCGGGCGGCAGGCCCGGCTGCGAACCCCCCGAACGCGCGGGGCCTGCCGCCCCTTTTTCCTGGCGCAGTATTACGGAGGACCATGTTCAAGATCATCCTGACGGCCGGCATCGGGGTGCTCGTGGCCAACGCCGCGTTCGGCCATGGCGGGCTGCGCGCGAACCTGGCCATTATCCGGCAGTACCGGCTGCGGCACCTGCTGGCCGCGCTGCTGGCGATCACGGCCGTGGCCGGCACGGCGATCGGCCTGCATTTCGCGGCGCCGTCGGTGTTCGACAAGAACCCGGTGCTGTGGGCCGTCGCGGAGATCTTCCACGCCGGCAGCGGCAACGGCCAGGGCAACTTGCTGTTCACCGGGGTGACGACCTGGAAGTGGTACGCCGTCATCTTCCTGCCGGTGCTCGCCCTGGCCCTGCCCCGGTTCGCGCGGGCCGAGGAGGTCAAGTACCGGGCCGGGACCCGGGACTGGCGGCACGGCTGCCTGCGCAGCCTGCGCTTCGGCCTGGTGCACATGATCATGCTCATCCCGTTCGGCGCCTCGCTGGCGCTGACCTGGGGCGGACTGCTGTTCACCTGGGCGTACTTCCGGGGCGGCACGGAGGCCAGCACGCTTTACCACGCCGTGTTCAACACCGTGCTGATCGCGGTGCTGCTCGTGGTGCTGATCACCGCCTGAGCGGGCAGCCTGCCGTTTTCCCGTGACGCGGAGTTACGCTTAGCGGGCAGCCCGCGGCCGTCACGGAGCCGGGACCTCATATCCCCGGGAGGTCCCGGCCCCCTTGCCCGTGCTCACCGTCGTCCCCGATGTCTGGCTGCCAGACGGCACCGTGCTGCGCGGCGAGGCCGCTCTCGGCGTCCAGTCGCCGCGGTTCTGGACGGCCCCGCCCCGGCACCGGGATCCCGACCCGGCCTGCGCGGCCTGCGCGAACCCCGCCTACGCCAGCGGCTGCGGCGACTACCAGGCCGCCGACATGCTGGAGTGGGCCGCCGGGTTCGGCTACGACCTGGACCCGTGGCAGCGGTGGTGGCTGGGCGAGCTGTGCGGTACGAAGCCGGACGGCCGCTGGGCCAGCTTCGAGAACTACCTCGTGATGAGCAGGCAGAACGGGAAAAACACCTGCCTGGAAGTGCGCGAGCTGGCCGGCCTGTTCCTGTTCGGCGAGTCGATGCTGATCCATACCGCGCACGAGTTCAAGGCGGCTGCCGAGCACTTCCGCCGGGTCCGCGACGCGGTCACCGGCTACGACGAGCTGCGCCGCCGGCTGAAGTCGGTCACCACCAGCCACGGCGACGAGGCGATCGAGCTGCGCCCCGCCCCGACGCTCATCTTCGGGGCCGGCGGGAAGCGGATCCGCCGCAATGTCGCCGCCCGGCTGCGATTCCTGGCCCGGTCCCGCGGTTCCGGGCGCGCGTTCACCGCCGACCTGGTGGTCTACGACGAGGCCATGATCCTGTCTGATGAGGTGGTCGGGGCGTCGCTGCCCACCCTGTCCGCGGTGCCGAACCCGCAGGTGGTCTACACTGCGTCGGCCGGCTACAAGGACAGCGTCCAGCTCGCATCCGTGCGCCGCCGGGTGCTGCGCCGGGACCCGAAGCTGATGGGCGCCGAGTGGTCGGTTAACCCGCACCTGGACACCTGCCCGCGCGACGAGCTGCGCGGCCGGTCCGCCAACCGGTACGTCACCTGCCCGCTGCACGACGACCGGGACGACCCGCGGTCCTGGGCGAAGGCCAACCCGGCGCTCGGCACCCGGATCAGCATCGACCACGTCCAGAACGAGCTCAACGCCATGTCCGGCCCGACGTTCGACCGGGAACGCCTCGGCGTCGGTGACTGGCCCGGCGGCGACGAGTCCTGGGCGGTGCTGTCGGAGGATTCCTGGGCCGCGTGCGCGATGCCCGACCCGGGCGGCGCGGTGCGCCCGGTCACGTTCGCGGTCGACGTCGACCCGGACATGATCAGCGCCTGCATCTCCGCCGCCTGGTACCGGCCCGGCGAGAACGGCGGGAAGGCGCGGCCGGTGCTGGAGATCCCCCGCGGCTGCCACCGGGAGGGCACCGCCTGGGTCATCCCGCGGTTGCTGGAGCTGCGCCGGTCCTGGCGGCCGTCCGCCGTCGTCATCCCCAAGAACGGCCCGGCTGCCGGGCTCGCCGACGGCGCGGAGAACGCCGGCCTGGACATTACCCGGGCCAGCTCGGCCGACGAGGCCGCCGCGTTCGCGCTGATGGTCACCGAGGTCCGGCGCGCCCCGGAAGACGGCCGGCTCATCCACCTCGGCCGCGAGCTGGCGCCCGGGCTGTGGAGCTCGGTCGCCTCCGCGGAAACCCGCGACGTCGGCGACGGCGGCCGGGCCTGGTCCCGCCGCGACAGCGCCTCCGACATTACCCCGGTCAGCTCAGCCACCCTCGCGCTGTGGGCGCTGAACGCCCGCCGCCGCAACTACGATCCCCTGAAATCTGTACGGTTATATGTCGCACCGCGGCCCGTACCCCTCGCGGGAAAGGATAAAAAGATGACAACCGCCATGGAAGACCGGCTGCACGTCACCGAGCTCGCCGGGCAGGCCCGCAAGGCGCCCGCCCCGGCCCGGGTGCTGGTTACGCTGATCGCCGGGTTCTTCTACGTCATCGGCTTCCTCATCGGCGGCGCCTGGCGCGGCCTCGCGTTCTGCGCGGTCGCCGCCCGGTACGGCTACTGGCAGGGCCTCGGCCTGGACGACGGCCAGATCGCCGCCCGGCTCGCCGCCAGGAACCCGCCGGCGCCCGAGCCCGCCCGGTGAGGCGTACCGCGTTCAGCTCCCGGAAGCTGCCCGGCTGGCTGCTGTTCACCGGGAACTTCGGCGGCCGGGACACCACCCTGTCCGGGGACGTGACCAGTTTCGAGTTCTCCGCGGACCACCGGCTGTACGGCAGCAGTTACCGGCTGACCTGCGACCTGTCGGTGCCGGTACTGGCCCGGACTGAGCGGTACCCGGGCGAGTCGATGTGGGCGGCGCTGCAGTCCTGGAAAGCCGGCGGCCCGGAACGCCGCTGGCCGCCGGAGATCGCGGCGATGCTGGAGCTGGCCCGCAATCACCCGGAGGAGTACAAGCGGCTGCGCGAGGCCGAGGCCGCGGAGGCCGAGCAGCTTGCCCGCGCGTCGCTCGCCGTCGTTCCCGACGTCTGGAAACCTGACGGCACCGTGCTGCGCGGCACCGACGCGCTGGGAGGGTAACCATGCCTTACGAGATCCGCCCGGTGACCAAGGGCGGCGTCAAGATCGGCGAGAAGGTCTACAACACCGAGACCGGGAACGCGGCCAGCACCCGGCCGCTCGATCACGTCACCGCGGTCAAACAGTTCCGGCTGCTGGAGGGCCTGGAGCGCGGCTGGCAGCCGACCGGGGAACCGAGCAAGCTGGACAGCAAGGACTAGCCCGCGATAATGGCCTGGTGAAGCTGATCGTGGAGCTGGACGACGGCACCAGCGCGGGTGAGCTGGCGAGCATTCTCGATTCCCTGGCAGACCACCGGCCGTACGTTCGCAGCGGCTGGATCTTCGCCGACGACCAGGACAGCGAAGGCGACTACGCCGCGGCCGGCGGCGGCGGTCTCGGAACGGAGTGGTGGTAATGCAGAAGATCGTCCTGGTGTCGCACGTGTTCGATGACGGGGAGGCGGTGCAGGCTGCCGTGGCCGCTATCCAGGCGGCCGGCGTCGTCAGGTACACCGACGCGGCCGGCGCCGATGCCAGCATGACCATCGGCGACGTCACCGTGGAGCAGCAGCCATAGGCCGCCGGGTCGTCGTCCCGGCCGTCGCGCTGGCGCCCGAGATCGAGCTCGCCATCGCCTACACCCGGGCGTGCAACCCGGACCGCGACCTGCTCGGCGCCGACCGCGCGCTGCTGGCCGCCGCGATCGTGGACATGCTGTGCGAGCGCGCCGCGTCCGGCCTGTCCGGCATGCGGGTTGAGTCCGGTGACAGCGGCTAGCCAGGCGCCGTCCGGCGGGATGGATCCCCGGTTCACCGCCGCGGTCGACCTGCTCGGCCATACCGGGGCGGACGGGTTCCAGATCCGCTGCTGCGAGGAGGAGGACCCGCCCGTCTGGATCGCCGCGCTGCGCCAGGGGAAGCGGTGGCAGGCCGCCGGGGCGCTGCACCCGCTGGACGCGGTGTTCCGGCTCTGCGACGCGGTGATCGACGGCGGTCTCTGCACGCACTGCGGCCGGGCGGCCGGGTTCTCCCCGGATTTCGACCCGATGCCGCTGGACGCGCTCATTTGCTGGTACCAGTGGGATCCGGAACTGGCCGTTTTCCGGCGGTCCTGCTCCGGCGGCACCGCTCCCGGGAACGGAAAGTGATCAGGCCAGGCTGGCTCAGTTGATGAACAGGGCGTAGCCTGGCCTTTAGCCATACGCCCGCGGCCGGAACGGAGCCGGGTCTCCGTCCGTCTCCAGCCGCAGGGGAGTCCCAGGTCCGTGGGACTGATTGAGCGTATCCAGGCGAGCCGCACCGAGCAGCGCGTCATCGGAGGCGTCCCCTGGCGGCCGTGGGACAGCCCGTACTGGAAGTTCGACACGGGCGGGCCGGTGCATCCCAGCCGCGCGATGTTCGGTACCGACCGGGCGCTCGGGCTGCCCGCGCTGTATTCCGGGGTCCGGCTGCTGGCTGAGTCGGCGGCGGCGCTGCCGCTCAAGCTGTATACCAGGGCGAACGACAACCGCACCCACCGGTACAGCGGCCCGTCGATCTTCGACAAGCCGTCGGCGGACGGCACGATCTTCGACTGGATCTTCACCGCGATGACGTCGCTGCTGCTGCAGGGCAACGCGTGGGGGTTCATCACCGGCACCGACGGCTACGGCTACCCCAGCGGCATCGAGTGGATCCCGCCGGAGGACGTCATCTGCGTCAACGACGAGATGCAGCCGTGGAATCCGATGCGGACCCGGATCTACGTGTACGGCCGGCTGATGGACCGCCGGGAGCTGTTCCACGTCAAGGCGTTCAGCCTGGCCGGGCGGACCGAGGGCATCTCGGTGCTGCGCGCGTTCGCGGCGACCATCCTGTCCGGCCTGGAGGCCGAGCGGTACGGCACTGACTGGTACCTGTCGGGGGGTTTCCCCACCGGGACATTCCAGAACACCGAGATCGAGATCAACGAGGAGCAGGCCGCCGAGATCCGCTCGGTCCTGCTCGGCTCGCTGCGGCAGAGGTCTCCCCTGGTCTACGGGCGCGACTGGGACTACAAGCCGGTGATCGTCCCGCCGTCCGAGGCCCAGTTCATCGAGGCGCTGCGGATGAACGCGACGATGGTCGCGTCGGTGCTGGGGCTGCCGCCGGACCGGATCGGCGGGACTCGCGGGGACAGCCTGACGTACAACACGGTGGAGCAGTCCACGCTGCAGGTGATCGAGGCGCTGCGGCCGTGGCTGGTGCGGCTGGAGACGGCGTTCTACGACCTGCTGCCGTCCAACCGGTACGTGCGCTTCAACAGCGATGCCCTGCTGAAGACGGACCTGAAGACGCGCACCGAGATCTACCAGATGCAGCGCGCGATCGGCATGCGCAGCGTGGACGAGATCCGCGATACCGAGGACATGGAGCCGCTGCCGGGCGGCCAGGGGAACGAGAACATCCCACTGGACGTGATGGTCGCGATGGCCCGGTCGATCCGCGGCATCCCCAAGTCGATGCTGAACCAGACCGTGCTGGAGATGGACCTGGCGGCGGACAAGCTGGAGGAGCTGGAAAAAGAGGGCCTGGCGCAGCCGGATATTCCCGGCCAGCCGGTGGTTCCCTCCTCGTCTTCCATGCTCGGCCAGGTGATCGGCTCCCAGCGGCATTACGGCGGCAGCCGCGAGGAGCGCGAGGACGCGGACCTTATCTGGAACTTCCTGCAGGCGCGGCAGGCGGCGCTACGCGCGCAGGCACGGAAGCAGGCGGACGGGCCGGAGTTCGTCGGGGCGTGGATACCGTCCCGGCGCGACCTGGTCATGTCCGGCAGCGGCGGTAATGGTAACGGGCTCAGTGGTCACTGATGAGAGGTCTGTTAAATGAGTGAGCCCCGGGCCGCGTTGACATCAGCGGCCATCAACGATCTCCCCGATAGCGCATTTGCGTACATCGAGCCGGGGGGCACAAAGGACTCGGGTGGCAAGACGACACCCAGGAGCAAGCGGCACTTTCCTGTGCACGACGAGGCACACACTCGTAACGCTCTGTCACGGGCGCCGCAGTCCCCGTTCGGCAAGGCCGCGATGCCCAAGATCCTGGCCGCGGCGAAAAAGCACAACATTCAGGTCTCCGGCGACAACCGGGCCGCGTTCGGCTACACCGAGCCGGACGGCATCCCCGAGCGCCGGTTCACCCGGTTCCCGCCCGAGGTCCGCACCGAGAACGAGCACGGCCCGCAGTTCATCTACGGGTACGCCGCCGCGTTCGGCAAGCTGAGCCGCAAGCTGGGCGGCTTCGTGGAGCAGGTCGACCCGATCGCGTTCAACGAGGCCAAGACCGCCGGCTGGCCGGACGTGGTGTGCCGCTACAACCACCGCGACGACCAGCTGCTCGGCACCACCCACGCGCGCACGCTGCGGCTGGCCACCGACCAGACCGGGCTGGTGTACGAGGTGGAGCCGCCGAAGTCCCGCGGTGACGTGCTGGAGTACGTGCAGCGCGGCGACGTGCGGCACAGCTCGTTCGCGTTCCGGGTCTACCCCGGCGGCGACGAGTGGGGCGTGTCCGAGTTCAACTACCCCATGCGCACGCTGGTCAGCGTGCAGCTGGTCGATGTCGCGCCGGTTCTGGATCCGGCCTACCCGGACGCGACCGCCAGCGCCCGCGCGATCAACGGCGCCGTCCAGTCTCTCGCGGACTGGGTGCAGGCCGACGTGGAGGAAGTCCGGTCCCGGCTGACCGACGGCCGCGGCATGGAGTTCTTCCGCCGGTACCGCGACGTGGACGGCGGCAAGCCGAAGCCCGACCAGCGGTACAAGCCGCCCAAGAAGCCCGTGATGACCGGCGCGCAGGCACTGCTCGCGCTGCAGGCCAACATGGAGGACCCGTACGCCGACGAGGACTAGCAGTAACCCCGGAAACACCGGAATCGCAAGCGCGCTGCAGGCCGTAGCTGCAAACGGACGGAGCCAGTGCAGGTGCAGATGGCAACAAATCGAAAGGAAACACGGACATGCCATCTGAAGTTGCCAAGAGGCTCCGCGACCGCCGCCTGAACGTCTGGGAGGAAGCGAAGGGCATCGCCGAGAAGGCCGCCGAGGAGAACCGCGCCCTGACCGAGGAGGAGCAGGGCCGCTGGGACGCCTACCAGGAGGAGATGGGCAAGCTGGACACGCGCATCCGCGCTGTCCTGGACACCGAGAAGCGCGCCAAGGAAGCCGACGACGCGTTCGACGCCCTCTCCGGCAAGCGCCCCGACCAGGGCGCAGCCGCCCAGCGGGCCGGCGGCGGCAAGATGCTGGAGGAGATCCGCAAGTGGGCGCGCGGCGACGACGGCGCCGGGCGGGTCATGGAAGTCCGCCGCGCCCCCGAGCTCGGCCCGATCAACTACCGCGTCCTGACCACCGGCGGTGTCGGCGGTACGAACGCATCTTCGATCATCCCGATCGACTTCTACGACATGCTGATAGCACATTTGATTGAGGTGTCGGGCGTCATGCAGTGCGGCCCGACGGTCCTCAACACCGGAGGCGGCGAGACTCTGCAGGTCCCGAAGACAACGGCGCACTCCACGGCCGCTTCGGCCGCTCAGGCCGGCGGGCTGCCTACCTCGGACCCGGCGTTCGCGACCCAGCCGCTCAGCGCGTTCAAGTACGGGGTGCTACTTCAGGTAGCACGTGAGCTGATCGATGACACGGCCGTTGACTTGCTCGGCTACCTGGCCATGCAAGCGGGCCGCGCGCTCGGCAACGCGTTCGGCACCGACCTGGTCAACGGCACCGGCACCGGCCAGCCGAACGGCATCATCAACACCGCTACCGTTGGTGTCACTGGTAGCGTTACGGGTGTTTCCGGCGCACCAAGCTACGCAAACCTCGTAGACCTCGAATACTCCGTGATCGCGCCCTACCGCCAGTCGCGCAGCTGCTACTGGCTGGCCGCCGACAAGACCATCGGAGGTTTCAGGAAGATCACCGACACCGTCGGACGCCCGATCTGGGAGCCCAGCGCGGTGCTGGGGTCGCCTGACCTGCTGCTCGGCAAGCCGCTGGTCGCCGACCCGTTCATGCCGGCCATGGCGACCGCCGCCAAGCCGATCGCCTTCGGCGACTTCAGCCAGTTCTTCGTGAGACTGGTTGGCGGGGTGCGGTTCGAGCGGTCGGACGACTTCGCGTTCGGCTCCGACCTGGTGACGTTCCGCGCGATCCTGCGCGGCGACGGCACGCTGGTCGACCGGACCGGCGCCATCCGGCTGTACCAGGGCGCGGCGAGCTGACAACGGCAGTGGCCTCTCCCGCCGGGCGAGTGACCGCGCGGCGGGAGAGGTGCCAGAGGAGGTTAGCATGCGACCGGTGCGGATGATCGTCACGCTGTCCGGCGGGGGACCCGGCGGCCGGGACTGGCGTGCCTACCCGGCCGGCACCACGCTCGAAGTCGAAGACTGGGAAGCCGAGGACCTGATCCGGATCGAGCTCGCGGTCCCCGGCTTCAAAAAGGACCTGGATCCCGGCCGGCAAGCCGTCGCCGCCGGGGAGCAGGGGGCAACGGGACAGCTGCCAGGCAGCCCGCCCGCGCCCGTGGCGGAGACCCCGGCCGAGACCGAGCCCGTGGCCGGGGCCTCCGCGGAAACAGGCGTGTCGGATGTCACCGAGGTCTCCCCGCTGGCTGAGACCGCCCTGACCAGCGCCGGGTCCGTCCCCGAGCCCGAGCCTGAGCAGGAGCCGGAACCTGAACCCGAACCGGAACCTGAACCCGAGCCGGAGCCCGAGCCGGAGCCCGAATCCGAACCCGCGGAGCCGCCGTCACCGCACGACAACAAGCAGCGCTGGATCGACTACGCGGCCACGCGCGGCGCGGACCCGGACGACGCCGCGGCCATGACCAAGAACGAGCTGATGAGCAGATACGGGGGCCGGCTGTAAACCCCCGCCCGGCTTATGCTGGGACCAGGCAACCCGCCCGCGGCCGTACCGGAGCCGGGCTCTACGACAGGAGCCCGCAATGGCTGACAGTACCCAGGTACCCGGCTACGATGCCGCCCGCCGCGCCGAGCGGGCCAGCCCCGGCGCCTATTCCGGGGAACGCGAGAGCGGCGACCCGACCAACGAGCCCGGCCAGTACCCGGTCGGCGGCTGGGGGAACGCGATTTTCGGCGGCCCGCTGCCGGAAGGCACCGGGGCACCCGGCAGCGGCGGCGGCCAGGGCGCGGGCGATGACCCGACCGTGGAGGCCGGCCAGCTGTCCGACGACTTCACCGGCCTGTCCGATTCCGACATCGAGGACACGGGCGCGCCTGGCACGGCTGGCGCCCGCCACAGCAGCGGGGCCGGCCCGGACGCGGTCACCTTCACCCGGCCCGGCAGCTACCTGTCCGGCAGCTACACCGAGGACACCGTGCGCGACCGGGTTGACGGCCCCGCCAACTGGACCGAGGCCAACGACTCCGGCTACGCCGCCGACGGCCCCAAGCTGCCCGGCATGCACGAGCCCACCCCGGACGGCGGACCGTACCAGCCGAAGTCCGGCGGCCGGGTGCTGCGCGGCGGCCGGGACGTCCGCGGGTAAGACGGTGGCAGGCAGCCAGGTCCCCGGCTACGGCCCCGCCCGCCGCGCGGAGGAAGACGAGACCGGCACGTACTCCGGCGTGCGCAGGGGCGGCGATCCGGCAGCCGAGCCCGGCCAGTACCCGCCCGGCATCTTCGGCGGCCCGCTGCCGGAGGGCACCGGGGCACCGGGGTCCGTGCCCGGCCGCCGGACCGCCTCCCCGGCCGATGCCACTAACCTGCCCGGCCAGCTCGGCGAGGTTTTCACCGGGGTACCGGTATCGGACGCCTCCGGTTACTCTCCCTCGCTCTCGATCGGGACGCCGGGCGCGGAACCGAGCACCGGCACCGGACCGGATGCCGTCACCTTCACTCGCCCGGGGTCCTACCTGTCCGGCACGTACGGGACAGATACCGTCCGCGACGAGACGGCGGGTCCGGGCAACTGGACCGAGGCCAACGACTCCGGCTACGCGACCGGCGGCCCGCAGCTGCCCGGCATTCGGGGCAACGAGCCCGTGGCCGGCGGCACCCGGTACCAGCCGGGCGCAGGCCGGGTCCTGCACCGCGCCGGCCGTGACTGAACAGGAGGAACACGATGCCTGACTGGGACAACCACGGCACTGTCCGGGACCTGTCCCCGCTCGCCGAAGACTCGATGTGGCCGACCAGCCAGGCGGCGGGCAACATGTCCAGCTCGAACGCCACAGCGATGACCGCGCCCGGGTCGATGCCGGTTGACCCGCTGCCGGACCGGGCGCACCAGTCCGATCCGCAGGTCACCCCGTCCGGCCCGGAGATCGAGCCCGGCACCAGCGGCAAGCCGCAGGCCCGGACGGACACCAATCCGCCGCCGCACCCGGACTGGGTCATGACCCGGACGGCGTGGCCGGAAAGCCCGGAGCCGCGCCCGGAGCCGCTGGCCGAGACCGACCGCATGCCCGACGAGCCGCACCCCGGTACCACGATTCCCTTCAGTCACGGAGCGTCCCGCGCCGCGGCCGGCCCTGCCGGGGTCACCGCGGCCGGAGAGTGAGGAGACCGTAATGCCCGAAGCACCAGACCCCATCACCAGCCCGCCCGAAGTTACCGGCCAGCCGTGGGACGCCGGGTCCCAGACGCCCGTCGCCGGGTGGAAGTCGGTCGACGGCGTGGCCGGCACCGACGGCGACCACTTCGCCGGCCTGCCCGACGCCGGCGAGGGCGGCTGGAAGCAGACGTGAGCGACATCGCCAGGCCGTACCCGCCCGGGAACCCGATACACGCCGGGAACCCGGCCGGCGGCGGCGTGCCGAAGGCCGCCGGGCAGGAGCTGGCTACCGTCAAGAACGCGAACCTGGCCGTCATCACCGACCTGGCGCGCTGACAGGAGGCCCCGATGACGGTATGGCCGCCCGGCCTGGAACCGGGCGTACCGGACGCTGACCTGGGCATAATCGAGGTCAGCGGAGACGAGAACGCCCGGGAATGGCCGCTCGGCCCGCCCGGCATGACCGCCCCGGACGCCCCGGCTGACATCGACCCGCCGCCGCTGCCGCCACCGGTCGCGTCGTTCACCTATACCCCGTCCGTTCCTGTCGCGAAGGACGTGGTGACGTTCGACGGGTCGGCCTCGGCGCCGGGCGATCCGTCGGCGCCTATTACCGTCTGGGACTGGGTGGTCAACGGGGCACCTATGTCCGGCGTGACCGTCACGTGGACGGTGCCCAACGGCCACGGCAGCTACCCGGTCACGCTGACCGTCACCGACTCTAACGGGGAGACCGATGTGAGCACTCAGGTGATCACCGTATGACCGGCGTGCTGGCATCCGGATTCGCCGTCCATGGCGCGCACGGCGCGCTGGTGCTGATCGCGATGCTCGCTTTCGCCTGCGCTGCCATCATCGCCGCGGTGGTTAACCCGAAACAGATCTGGGCGATCTTCGTTGCGGGCGGCCTGGCGCTCTACATGCTCTCGCTGCTGTGGACATAGCATCGCAGCCATGGACGGGCGCATCCTGGTCATCGTGCCGAGCCGCGGCCGGCCGGAGCGGCTGAGCTACATGCTGGGCGAGGCGCTGTCCCTGTCCGGCGGGACCGCCGACTTCGCGGTCTGCACCGACGAGGACGACACGTCCGGCTACGCGGACCCGGGCAGCAGCCGGGTGCTGTGGTTCCGCGGCCGGCGCCGTTCCATGTGCGCCTGGACTAACTGGGCAGCCGCCCACCCGCGCGCCTGCCGGTACGGCTACCTCGCCTCGCTCGGCGACGACCACGTGCCGCGCACGCAGGACTGGGACGGGAAGCTGGCCGCCGCGATCAGCGGCACCGGCATCGCCTACGGCGACGACCTGCACCAGGGCGAGGACCTGCCCACCGCGCCGGTCATCTCCCGCGACATCACCGACGCGCTCGGCTGGATGTGCCTGCCCGGCCTCGCCTCCAAGTACTGCGACGACGCGTGGAAGATCCTCGGCGGCGGCGCCGGCTGCCTCACGTACGTGCCGGAGGTGATCATCGAGCACGTCCACCCGGACGCCGGCAAGGCCCCGCAGGACGCGACCTACGCCGACGGGAACGACGCCTATGAGGACGACGGGCGGGTGTTCCGGGCCTGGAGCCGGGCCGGGGCCGCCGCCGACACTGACCTGGTGCGCCAGGCGATGGCCCGCCGTAGGATCCTGGCATGACCCTGCACGCGCAGTACACCGCCCGGGCAGGCGGGTCGTGGTCGGAGATGCGGGACCACCTGGATTTCCTGTACGCCCAGGCGAACGGCCGGCTGGCACTGGCGGAGCTGGGCGTGCGGAAGGGGCATTCCACCTGCGCGCTGCTGGCCGGCCTGGAGGCGGCCGGGTCCGGGCACCTGTGGAGCGTCGACATCGCGCCGCCGCAGGTCCCGGCCGGCTGGGAGGACCTGCCGTACTGGCATTTCCTGCAGGCCGACGACCTGTCCCGGACGGCCCGCGAGCACATCCCGGAGAAGCTGGACCTGCTGTTCATCGACACCAGCCACAGTTACGACCACACGCTGGCCGAGCTCGCCGTCTACGCTCCGCGGGTCATCCCGGGCGGGGTCATCCTGATGCACGACACCCGCTGGGCGCCCGGCGACATCGAGCTGCCCGCGCCGACCGGGCCGGTCGCCGGCGCGCTGGACACCTGGTGCCGGATGAAGCGGCTGGCCTGGGAGAACCTGCCCGGCAGCTACGGCATGGGCATGATCAAGATCCCGGCGGCGGTGCGGTCATGACGGAGTGGCGGCTGTTCGAGGAGGGCACCGTCCCGCACGTGTCGACGCCGGAGTTCTTCGCGCCGTTCCCGCGCACACCGCACCTGGAGCAGCCCGACCACCGGCCCCGGCTGCTGGCCGCCGCGGAGCTGGTCCGCGACCTCGCCGGAGACCAGGCGCGGACGCTGTCCGACCTCGGCTGCGGGGACGGCGGCCTGCTGTCCCTGGTGCAGGCCAGCTTCACCTCGGCCTGGGGGTACGACCTGCAGCCGGGCAACGCGGAAGGCTGGCCCGTCCGCGACGTCACCGCGGAGCTGCTGGACGTCTTCGGCACCGGCCGCGACCGGGCGCGGACCGGCGACGTCGCCACCATGACCGAGGTGCTGGAGCACGTCGCCGACCCGCACGGGGTACTGCGCTGGCTGGCCGGGCGCAGCCGGTACCTGGTCTGCTCCAGCCCGGCCAACGAAACCGGTGACTACCACGGCCCGGAGCACGCCTGGGCCTGGGACATGGCCGGGTACACCGCGATGATCACCGGGGCCGGCTGGGCGATCCGCCGCCACGAGCTGTGCGGCCGGTACCAGCTCGTGCAGGCCGCATCCCCGGAAGCGCAGTGGCTGCCATGACGGCGGATGAGGAGCTAGCGGGCTGGGGCGATCTGCACAAGCAGGCCGCGGTCTGCGAGGGCATGTGCCCGGACTGCCGCATCCGGATGATCCCGCTGGTCAGCTCCCCCGGGATCATTGCCGGGCTCTGCAGGGCGTGCCGGACCGGCTGGCGGGCGGTGCCGGCCGGGCTGGAACCGGGCTGGTACGTGCGCAGCTTCCCGCCCCGGGGGATGCCATGACCGCCCGGTACTGGGTGCTGGTCTCCGATGAGCTGGTCGCGGCCAGGATGCAGCTGCCGCACGGGCTGCGGGATACCGGGACTTACCGTTCGGAGCACTCGGAGGGGTACCTGCCGCAGGAACCGCCCGGCACCGGATGGCACCTGATCGAGGACGACGACGCCCCGGCGGACCTGGACGGCCGCATCGTGGAACTGGTTTTCCGGTCCGAGGGCGGCACGCCCGTGCTGGCGGGGCGCGAGGTAGTCCGGTGAGCGGCCGGGCCTGCCGGATCTGCCGGAAACCCCGGGAGCTCGCTGCCGTGCCCTGGTGCGCCGCCTGCGTCATCCGGCTGCACGCTGTCATCTGTTCGCAGCCCGCCGGCCACCAGGGCTCGTGTGATCCGTACCCGGAACGGCGGGCAGCCCCGTGACCGTCCGGCAGCCCCCGAAGATATCGGTGATCACCCCCACCTGGCGGCGGCACGAGATGCTGCTGGACCGGTGCGTCCCGTCGGTACAGGCGCAGCTGCACCCCTCGGTGGAGCACATCGTGATCTCCGACGGCCCGGACGGCGAGCTGAAGGGGGTCCTGATGCAGCCGCAGCCGTGGCCGCGCCGGCTGTGGTACCACGAGCTGCCCGCGCACGACGAGGCGCTGCACTGGGGCGGCCCCGCCCGGACGGCCGGCATCGAGCTGGCCGCCGGGGAGTACATCACCTACTGCGACGACGACGACGCGCTGCGGCCCGAGCACTGCACGCTGCTGGCCGGCGCGCTCGATAACCACCCGGAGGCCGGGTTCGCGGTGTCCCGGATGCTGTCCCACTCGCCGCACGGCGACCTGGTGATCGGCACCGGGCCGCTGGCCGGCGGCGACGTCGGCACCCCGATGCTGATGCACCGCCGGTCCGTGCTGGACGTCGCCGGCTGGGGCGCCCCGGACCGGTTCGAGGACTGGAACCTGGTGTGGGCCTGGGTCAGCGCCGGCATCGGCTACGTCCGGGTGCAGGCGGAAACCAGCGACGTCTGGCCGTCGATATTCCGCTAGGAGGAGCCATGACCATGCCGCCGCGCCCCGGCGAGCTGATGCCCGCCGTCGATGAGGCCAACACGCTGCTTGCGCCCGGCCCGGCCACGATGGTCACCGGGCGGAACGGGCCGATGGGGCTGTTCACCATCCGCACCACGACCGCCACGCTGACCATCCAGCTGCCCCGGGCCGACATCCTCGCCTGGGCCGGGCTGCTCAAGGAACTCGGCGACTCGATGGAAGACAGCTCCCCGCTGCTAGTCGCCGGTCCCGGCGCCGTGCAGCTGCTGCGGCCGTGAGCGTAATCGAGCAGATGACCCTGCTGAACGGGGCGAGCGGCTGGCAGTACGCCCGGCAGGCCGGAGCGCCGGACTGCGTGTGCGCGTACGCGGCAGCCATCGTCGCGACCTACGGCCTGCTGAAGGTGGCGCTGGTCGTGCACGATAAAGGGGGGCGGTCGTGACGTGCGTCGTGGTGCTGCTGACCGGCAGCAAATGCGAGGAGTACCCGGACACCCGGTGCGTCATGGACGCCCTCGGGCCGTTCGCCACCCGCGAGGAAGCCCGCGCCGAAGCCGCCCGGTGGCCTGACTGGACTTCACCGCACGTCGTCACGCTGCTGGGGCCGGGGACGGACCGGTGAAGTACCAGGTGGTCCTGTACTGGGACGGCCCGGTATTTTCCGGCCAGGGGATCGTCAAGGTGGAAGCCGACAGCGAGACCGACGCGCTGCGCGAGGCGCTGGCCTATATCGGGCTGCCCAAGGTGAAAGAGGTGACGGTGATCCCTTCGTGACGGCCCGGACCGAGCTCGGCCACGGCCACTCCATCTCCCTGGCTGTCTGGGACCCGGACCTGGAGCTCAACCCCCAGTACGCGCACCTGGCCGGCCAGCTGCCTGCTACGGTGTCGGGAATCGTCAGGCACCTGAAACCGGACGGCTCGGTATGCGAGGGCGTGGTGACCTTCGATACCCCTATCGCCAGGGAGCAGTTCAGCGGCCCGTTCTGGCAGGTGGAGTCCTGGGACCCGCTCACCCTCAGCCCGTCGCTGAAATGCCACTGCGGAGACCACGGGCACATCCAGCAGGGGAGGTGGGTTCCGGCATGAAGATCTTCGCCGGGCACGATGGCGGCTCCGGGTGCGCGTACTACCGGATGCGCCTGCCGCTGGAGGAGCTGGCCCGCCGGGACGGGTACGAGGTCACGTTCGCCGACGCCGGCGACGGGGACGGGATCACCCGGCCGCCTATCATCACCCTGCGCGACCTGCAGGGTCACGACGTGATCGTGGCGCAGCGGTGGGACAAGCACGCCGGGCTGGAGACCTGGCGGCGCGCCCGCGGCCCGTTCTCCCGGCTGGTCTACGACCTGGACGACGACGTGTGGAACATCACCCCGGAGAACTGGCAGGCCTACCAGCTGTTCAACCGGCCCGACGTCCGCGACGCGGTGGAGCACGCCGCCGAGACCGCCGACCTGGTGACCGCGTCGACGGAGCCGCTGGCGGCGGTGATGCGGAACTTCAGCGGCAGCGTGACGGTGCTGCCGAACTGCATCCCGGACTGGCTGCCGGACCTGCCCCGGGTCCGCCGGGACCGGCCGCGGGTCGGCTGGCAGGGCGGCGCCAGCCACGGCATCGACGTCGGCATGGTGGCCGGCCCGGTGCGCCGGTTCCTGAAGCGGTTCCCCGGCTGGGACCTGCAGCTGAACGGGCAGGACTACCGGGAGACCTTCCGGGTCCCGGCGGGGCGGGCGTTCCTCGTGCCGTGGGTGCCGGCCTACTTCCGCCCGCGCGAGTACTACGCCTCGGTCGACTTCGACATCGGCCTCGCCCCGCTGTGGCCGACGAGGTTCGCCGCGTCCAAGTCGGCCATCAAGGTGATCGAGTACGGTGCCCGGGGCATCCCGTCGGTCGCCTCCGACATCGAGCCGTACGCCGCGGTGATTACCCACGGGGTCAACGGGTTCCTGGTGCGCCGCGACCACGAGTGGCTGAAGTACCTGTCCGAGCTGGCCGGCGACGAGGCACTGCGGGAGAAGATGGGCGCCGCCGCCCGCGAGATGGCCCGGCGGCACCTGATCAGCAGCGGCGCGGACGCCTGGGCGGAGGCGTACGCCGGCCTGTTCGCCCGCCGGTAAGGTGGCTGCCATGAGCGAGAACAGCGGCGGCGGCTGGCTGCAGCCCGGCATGTTCCGGGCCGGTTCCGGTCAGGATCTGCCTGTCGTATCGGTGACCCGGCTGCCCCCGGAGCTGGAACAGCAGCAGGCCCGGCGGACCGTTCCGGCGCTCCGCGGCGAGCCCGGGTACAGCGAGGCCGGCGAGGCCGCCCTGGCCGCCGGGTCGGTGCGCGGCTACCGGTGGTGGGGCCTGACGCCGGGCGGGACACTGCTTGGCATGCACGCCCCCTGGGAACCCGGCGAGAACACCGCCCGCTGCCTGATCCGGGATTTCGAGTCCGCGGCCGTGCACCCGGATTCCGGGGTGCCGGCGAAAGGCTGCCACTGCGGGTTCTACGCCTGGTGGACGGTGCAGCCGCGGTACGCGACCGGATCGCTGCTGCCGGTCCTCGGCGTGATCGAGGGCTACGGCCGGGTCCGCACCGGGACGAAGGGGTTCCGCTGCGCGAAGGCGCGGATCCTGGCCCTCGCCCCGCTCACCGCCCTGGAATACGGCCGGGTCCGCCCGGACGTGGAGGCGATGGCGCGGCGCTACCTGCGGTCCCGGGTGGTGTACGGCGACGCGGAGGCGATGCTGGCCGAGTTCCCGCCCGACCCGGCCTGCCCGCAGTAAGCCGGAAGGCCCCTCCCGTAAGCGGTTGAACGGGCGGGACCTTCGCGGTTATGCGCGCCAGCCAGGCGCATTCAGTTGTCACGAAACCTGCATCCGCCCGGACACGGTAGCACGATGCGTGACCGGATGGCTACCCCTAGACATTAACCGGCAGCGGATCGTATCCTGCCGGTGGCTGCCGGTAATCCTGCCGGCGGCTAGATAGCCTCGTTGCGCTGGCGCCTGCGGCCCATACAGGCGGCATCACAGTGATGTGCTTTCTGTTTGCCAGCAGTACAGCACGACTCTTTCCTGCGCGGCGGCCCGGGACGCACGATCCCCGGCCGCCGCGTGGCATCCGGGAGGCCGTAGTCATGATCATCCACTGCTAGGTAACCGGGCGGTTAAACCCTATGAACGAGTCGACACGCTGGCTGGAGGACGCGGCCGTCGCGCCTGCGCTGCCCGGCCTGCTCGAAGAACTGGTCGTCCGCCTGCGGCGGGTCCTGGCGTCCGGCTGGACGGCCTTCGACCGGATCGCGGCGATCACCGAGGAACTGGACGGCTTCGCCCCGCCGCCCCCGCCGGGTCCCGGCACGGACGGCCCGGTCTACGGCCGCGACCTGATCGCCCGGCGGCTGGCCACCAGCACCAGCCCGGCCACCATGCTGTTCTCCGCGATCGCCGGCGCGCCGGTCACCTTCGCGGTGTGGACGTCCGCGGACAGCGTGGAGCTGACCGGCTACCAGTGCGCGCTGCTGCACGCCGAGCCCGGCACCCGGGCGGCCTGCCGCCGCGGCTGGTTCGCCCTGGACGGCCGGGTGCTCGCCGACGTCACGTCGACCGTGATCACCGAACGGCTGCCGTCGAAGGCGATCGCCAGCCTGAAGGCAGGCACTCCGCTGGGCGCCGTGCTGGCCGCCACCGGCTACCGCGAGCCGCTGGAGGTGCTGCCGTGGGGCGGCGGCGTGGAGTCGTCGGCGGTGATGTGGGCCGCGGGCCGCCAGGGCCGGCAGGTGCGGGTCGCGCTCGCCGCCGAGCAGGTCCACCCGTGGTTCTGCCAGCGGGACCCGGCAGCCGGCGCGCTACTGCAGCGGGCGGGCGGCGCCGAGGAAGCGCAGGTAGCGGAACAGGTCCATGATCGCCTCGTCGCGCGACAGCCCGAACCCGCCGCGGCCGGCGTGCAGGTCTGATCCTTTCGTGGCGGCCACGTACAGCCAGTGCGCCTGGCGGCTGCTGCGGGCCAGCCGGGCGGTCTCGATGTGCAGGCCGCCGATCATGACGGGCTCGTACACCCGGTCTGTCTGCAGCGGCAGCAGCGGGGGCGGCACGGGCCGGGTACCGCCGGCGTCCTCGGCCATGATTTTCCGATCGATCGGAAGTCCTGCATCCGGGGACCCGGCCCGGGGTCACTTGGCAGTAACCCTGCTGGTGCTGGGGCCGCCGTCCCGTGTCCGGGACGTGCGGGCCGCCGGCCGGCTTCGCCCTGGGGCGCCCCGGCGGGTCCTCCGTCGTGCTGTCCCCCAATGCAACAGCCCGGGCGCCAGGTGCCGGGCGCACGACCCGGCGGCGTTTCCCCTGCCCGGTGCCCTGGCAGGTGCTGTCATCGTAACCGGCTGCCAGCGCGGCGTCACGCAGGGCCGCGGCGTGTCCCGGGCCGTTCCGGGCGGCGGCGGGGTAGGGTGGCCCGGTGTCCGTTAGCTGGAACGCCGGCCGCCCGGCCAAGGTCCCGCAGTGGAGCCTCCGGGGCATGGCCGCGCTGTTCGCTCCCGCGGGCGCGGCCACGGAGCTGTGCTCCCCGGCGGCCCTGCGGCGGGACGCCGCCTGGTGGGCGGAGGCAGCGCGGGGGGTCCCGGACCCGCGGCAGTCGGCCCTGATGGACGAGACGGCGGCGCGGTACCGCGCGGCGGCGGACCGGTACGAGGCATGGCTGCGCTGGCTGGAATCCGAGGCTGGACACCCGGCGCCCGCCACTGTTAGTCTCAGGGCGATTACCGAGAGCTAGCTAGGAGCCCCGATGACCGGTAGCGGTGTCCTCGATACGCCGATGGGCCGGCGCGGTTTCCTGCGCGGCGCAGGGCGGGGAGCGATCGGGCTCACGGCCGGCGGCCTCCTGCTCGCCGCGGGAACCCGCACGGCCCGGGCCGCGAACACCTCCTCGCTGCAGGGCAACTGGGGCTGGTGCTCGAAGTGCAGCGAGATCTACTGGGCGACCGGCGCCTTCAAGGGCAGCGGCGACTGCCCCGCGCAGCCCTACAACGGGCACGTCGCGCCCGGCTGGAACTACTCCGAGGTCTACAACCAGGGCACTACCGGCGGGCTGCCCGGCACCCCCGGCTACCAGTCCGGCTGGTACTTCTGCAGCCAGTGCTCGGCGCTGGTGTGGCACGGCACCAACCCGGCGGCGGCCTGCCCCGGCAACGGCGGCCAGCACTCGCACAACCTGTCGCACAGCTACAACTACGCCGTCCCCGTCGGCATCACCGGACCCGCCTATCAGGGCGGCTGGAATTTCTGCAACGCCTGCGGCTGCCTCTACCACTCAAACGCCGGCCCCGGCACCCAGGCCGGGTACTGCTGGGTGGTGTGGAACTCCACCGAGGGCATCCGCCAGCAGCACGTGCCCGGCGGGTCCTGGCCGTACATGCAGATCCACTAGCGCCCGAACAGGATCACGCCGTGCTCCCACGCGGCCCGCTTGATCCGGCGGCGCATCACGGCGATCACCGCATCCGCCTCCCAGCCGTCCAGGCCGTCCAGCTGCACCAGGTGGCCGCGGACCGACGGGTGGCCGATCATGTGCCAGGCCTGCCGGACGTGGTTCGCGCTGTCCAGCGGCATGACGTCCAGCCACTCCGGGACGCTAGCCGGGCGGCCCAATGGCCGTTCCGCCGGGAGTGCGGGACAGCGCCCGCAGCGGGTGGTGCCGGCCGTACAGCCGGGTCACGGTCAGCCGGTCCGCGATGCCCGGCACCCCGGCCGCGATCCTGTGCGCCTTGCCGATCGCCGCGGGCAGGCTGGCGGCCTGGACGCCGAACGTCATCACGCCGCCGTTCGGGAAGGTGACGCGCGCCTGCCACTGCCGGGTCCTGCTCACGGTCCCTCCCTCCGGGTACGGCAAGACCCCGGCCGTTGTCGGACGCCCGGGGTCTTGCGCGTTCCTCTGCGTGCCCTTCTCTCTAGATGCTACCCCGCGCGTGGTCGGCGAGCAGGGCCGGCACGTTCGTGTCGAAGCCCGAGACGTCCAGGACGCCCAGGTCCGTCGCGGCGGATTCCGGGACCTTGTGGGGCCAGAACGAGTACTCGTTCGGGGCGACTGCGACCATCTGCATCCGGGCATTGATGCCCATCGCCTGCCGGTAGTTCTCCAGCGCCTCGTGCGGGTGAATGGATCCCGCCCAGGTCTCGTAGTCGGTGGAAATCTGGAAGACGTCCACCTCGGTACGGGTCCGGGTCGCCCACTGCATCGGCAGCGAGGCGTCGGTGCCGCCGTACGGCAGGTCGCGCATGTACCGCAGGGCCTGGTCCAGCCGCATGCCCGGGGACAGCTGCAGCGGCATGAACTGGTGGCTGAAGCCGTAGACGCCCCAGGCCGGCTCGGTGTTCATGGTCACCAGGGCCATGCCCGCCACGACCTCCCGCGCCGAGACGCAGTAGCCCGCGGCCGAGCTGGTCATGGAACCCGAGACGTCCAGGTTGACCATGATCCGCTTGCCGGCCGGCTCCACCGCCGGGAAGGCGAGGTAGAACGCGCCGGACAGGGCATCGGATACCTGCGGCACCGGAACCCACGTAACGGGCGTCCTGCCCAGCCGCGGCTCGGACCGGCCGGAGGCGTAGACCTTGGCCGCGACCATCAGGGCAACCGGGTGGACCCGGCCCTTGCGCAGCAGGTTCGCGTCGGTCAGCCGCTCCGTGACGGCCCGCAGGTGCGAGCTCATCGGCGCGAGCACGCCGAGCCGGGTCAGCTTCGGCAGGTTCCGGATCAGCGCCGTGACCGGCATGCCGGCGTCGACCAGCGCCCGCATGACGTCCGCCTGCGAGGTGGCCTCGTCCGGCAGCGCCTCCCACGGCAGGCCCGGGTACTGCCCGATCAGGCCCACGTAGGCAGCCGCCTTCGCGGAAGCGGTACCGGAGCCGCGCTCGATCTCCCGGGCGCGCTCGTAGCCCGCGACCCACTTCGGCAGCGGGTCCCGCTCGGTCTCGCCCTTGGCCAGCCAGTTGAACAGGTCGCGGTGCGCCTGGTCCACGTCGCCCTTGTGCTGCGCCAGGTAGTAGTGCGCCGACCGCAGCACGTCGCGGTGCGTCCAGCCGTCCCGCTGCCGGTACTTGACCAGCTGGTAGGCCAGCTCGTCGGCGTCCCGGGTCAGGTACCACCGGGCGAACGCGCGCCGGGCGATCGCGCCCCAGCCGCGGAACTGCTCGGTGTACTTGGCCGCGGTGAACAGGTGCGAGCCGGTCCGCGCGACGTCAGTGAACGCGCGCTCGGCGGCCTGGCGGCCGTCGACATCGCCCAGGGCCATGGCGGCCATCAGGGCCAGGATCGCCGGCTGGTTCCGCGGCGCGCGGCCGGCGGCGGACACCTCGGTGGCCATCCGGACCAGGTCGGCCGACCGGGTCCGGGCGAACTCCAGGATGAGCTCGCCGTTCTCCCGCGTCTGCTTGCGCTCGTCGGTGTAGAAGGTGCCGCCCGTGGTGCCGATAGTGAGGAACCGGTGCACCCGCGCCTCGTCGGGCGCCTGGAAGGCCCAGCCGCCTGCGTGGTTGCGGACCTGCGCCGGGTGGGCCTGCTCGCTCTGCGGCGTGGCCTGGCCCCGGATCCTGATCAGCTCTAGCGCGTCCCTGGTCATGGTGCACCTCCTAGCAGATGCGGCCGGTGAAGACGAGCCCGGCAGGCGTGCTGTAGCGACCGGGTGGGTTTCACTGATCCCGTTGAATGGAGTGTGATAACCGACCGCTGTCCGGCCTGCCGGGTCCTGTCTTCAGTTGAGCCTGCTGGCGTGTTACGGGGACCGGTGCGCTTTCGCGCAGATCTGGTTGATGGTCAGAGATAACCGACTCCCATCCGGCCAGCAGGGGCTTCCGGGGCCGGCAGGCGTGTGGCGGAAACCGGTGTTTTTACGCGCTCTATCCGGGCTGAGCTACCGGTCACTTCCGCAACCGGGCGGGATTTGAACCCGCGACCTCGCGCTCCCAAGGCGATAACCGACTTCCTTCCGGCCTGCCGGCCGGAAAAAGAGAGCTGGCGGGCGTGCAGTGGGGACCGGGCTTTCCCTCCGTGTAAGGGAGGGATCCCGCCGAACGGGAGGCCCCGTGAGTGGGGCCTGGAGGAGTCGAACCTTCGATAACCGATCCTCGTCCGGCCCGCCAGCAATCATGGTCATAGCGTGAGCATCACGGGTGGCCCCGGCGCGACTCGAACGCGCGCACGCCGCTTAGGGGGCGGCAGCTCTGTCCACTGAGCTACGGGGTCGGGTGGACGCCGAGACGGGACTTGAACCCGTGTGACGCGCTTTGCAGGCGCGGGCCTGCGCCAGTCTCGGCCACTCGGCGATGGTGTCCCCGGGGAGACTCGAACTCCCGCGCACGGCTCCGGAGGCCATAGCTCTGTCCACTGAGCTACGGGGACTAGTTCATGCGGCTGCCAGCTGGCGCCGCGGGGTGCGGTTCCCGGTCGCCCGGAAGCCCGGCTCGTCGGTGGCCAGGTGCAGCAGCTGCGCCAGGTGCGCGTCGGGGTCGGGCAGGCCGCCCGGCGGGTGACAGCACCACGTCGCGGTCCGCGGGCCGCCGGGGCGCTCCAGCTCGTCTATGTTGCCGGCCTGGCCGTCGCGGCGGATCCGCCACCAGCCGCCCGCAGAGCCGCGCAGCTCGAAGAACCCGTGCTCGGCGTACGACCGGGCCTCGTCCTCGGTCAGGACTGACAGCAGCAGCTCCCTGGCCCGCACGGACGCACGAGCACGGCGGTGACGATCGGCTTCCGCCTCGCGTGCCCAGGCGTCCAGCGTGGCCTGGTCCGGTGGCACTAGCCCCGGCGGCGAGCAGTTGTAGCCGGGCAGCCACGGCTCGGTGCCGCCGTTCGTGCCGCCGTTCGCCCAGGCGCTGTTGAAGCCGGCCATGGACCCGGCGGTGCAGGTGATCACCTGCGCCAGGTTCCCGATCGACCGGGTCAGCTCGATGGTGCTGCTGGTGATGCCGATCAGCGTCCACCGCGTGGCGGTCCCTGTCGTGGTGTTCCCGGCGTACAGCCGGGCCG